GAATCCGTCACAGTCGCAGTCGAATTTGTTGCGGTCACGCAGCCCCATTGAGTCGTGTCGGCCACCCGGTCGATCTGAAAGATAATGCAGTTAGTCGCGCGATTGGTTTGCGCCGCCTGCAGGTCTGTGAATCCAAACCTCAACTGCTCGTCATCGGTTCCGTTGATCTGATTGGCCAGACGCAGCTTGAACTTGACCGTCATTGCCGGGGAATTGGTGCCGAAGATGTAGGGCTTGTTGTCCAGTTCACCGCTATCGAAGTTTGCCGGTGACAAAAACAGGGCGTCATTAACATCCGCCTCGGGGAAGAACCTCCAGCCTCCGGCGTGTCCCTTCTCGGCGGCCATGCGGTCAATCCCCCCTGATGTGATCCGGTTCAACGTCCAAGTGTGATCCCCATAACGGCGATCCCCGTCCGTGAACAATTCAGTAAAACTTTCCCGCCAGAAATATTTCGAATCGTCTGTCGGATCAAAGGATGAAGAAGAGCCGGTCGGCGCATCTCCCACGGTCCAGTAGGGGGCAGCATTCGTGGAATAAAGCATCTTGCCATTGCTGCCTGGATGTTTGACTACGTTCACGACGCTGCCTCCGGTGTTTCCGGTAAACAGGTCGCCATTGGTGGAACCCGTCAGCCCAGTGCCGCCATCCGCCACGAGCACCGGCCCGCTTTGGTCCGTGAGATAGCTGTAGGTCAAATCCCCGTTGTCCAGAGCGATGGCGATGCGGACTTCATTCGTCGGCCCGATGGACGTGAGTGGGCGCTTGCTGGTGGGCCGGACGTTGGCTCCAAGATCGAGCGTGCGCGTAAGCGTTTCCGAACTGTTCGTCAGATAGATGAACCAGGGATAGTAATCCACGTTCGTCCCGCTCGGTTTGTTGCTGAGGGTGAACGTCGTATTCCCGGTGACGATCAAATTGAACTTATCCGCCGCGCTGAGATCCACCGTGGGCGTGGTGCCTGACAACCAGGTCGGCTGATGTTGCAATGGACCCGTCAACTTCAGCTTGCTCAAGGCGATGAGATTATTGTTTGTCCCCGCGCCGAGGGCGGTCGCGTTGAACTCCGAAGAGTCGATGATGTTGACGCCAACTATGCCTTCCAGTTCGGACATGCTGTCGATCTGGCTTTGATCCAGCACCGGAGATCCCCCGCGTGTAAGACTACCGCTGAAGGCGCCATTCGTGGCCGTTACATCCGAAGCCTGAATCCCGGTGAAGCCGCTGTCGTCCGATAGCCGCACGTGCAGATTCGTCGTGCTTCTTTTGAGCGCCGGGAAACTCGCGGTTGTTCCTCCAAGCTGGAGCCGCGTGAAATCCGATCCGGCATTGTTTTGCAGAAGAAGTTGACCGTCGGCCGGGGCGCCCATTTTGGTGCGCGTCAGAAAACCGAAGATAGAATTCGTGCCCGCGTTGACGCTGCCCGTGAATGTCGCCGCTTTGAACCGTGAAGATCCGAAACTCAGGTCCACGGCATTGTCATTGTCCGGATAGATCACGCCGGTTCCGGAGCCAAGGTCGGCGAAATTGAATACCGCGTTGGACTTTACGGAAACGCTCAGAATGCCGCTGCCCTGGTAATACAGGCCGACTCCGCCATCCGTGCCCAGCGCGATCGCCGGCGCCGTCAAAGTTCCATCGCCCGAGGCGATCATCCGGGTGGCTGTGAGCGTTCCGCTCAAGAGATTCGTCCACAGTGAATCGCCGCGCAGAAAGGCGCTTGTATCGGCAGTGCCGGCGCCGAGCCGCGCTGGCAACAGCGTTCCGGTCGTCGCGTCTGAATCCGCGAGATCGACCGCGCCCCAGCCGGCGACATTTCCGGCGGAGTCGATTCGGAAGACCTGGCCGCTGGTCGTGCTGCGCACCCACGACGAATCGCCGCGCAAGACGGCATTGTCATCGGCGGTGCCACTGCCCAGCCTGGCAGTGTCCAATGTTCCGGCCTGGATCGCGGCGGCGTCGAGTGTGCCGCCAGTGGCCGAAGTCTGATGCGTGTGCTGGAACTCATTGAACGTTTTCACGCGCGTCATGAAGTTGCCAACTGACACCGTGCGATTCGACATGTTGATGCCCGCCGAAATGTTGGTGACCAACATCAGGATGTCCGTGTTCGTGAACACGGACGTCGTATACGGCCACGTGGCCCAGGTGTAATCCGCGCCGCGCGCGGACATTCCGGCTAAAACTCCGGCGAAGCCGAGAAGGAGGCGAAGGTGGAAAAAGATTTGTTTCCACTTCGCAACCATCGCCCCTTCGCGGGGAATATATTCGTTTTTCATATCGTTAAGGCGCGGCCGTGCCGATGAAGGCGAGGTCCGTGATCGTACCGCCGCTGATGACGCGCGTGGCTTTGAGCGTGTGATTGCCGAGCGCGCGCTGGTTGCGGCCCCATTGCGATGTGCTCAGGGTCCAGCCCGCGCCATAGACGCGCGCGTAAACTCCGGTGTTCTGAATGTTCAGACTCTGGCTGCCGGCATTGAGCGAGCTGCCCAGTTCCGCGCCGCTGCCCTGGAGCAATAGCTGCGCGTCGACATCATCCTCGCTGGGACCGGCCGGTGTGAATGCGACTTCCACGTCCATGCCATCGAACTGATAGTTGAGGACGCCCTCGGTCTGGCTCGGCACTTCCGTATTGTTGACCGTGAAGTTGAGGCTGATCGCGTCTTCGGCCGTGAAGCTCGCCCAGGGCGAGAGTTTGAGCCGCACAATTTCCGGTAATGACGCCGTGCCTTCCTGGGAAACCATCGCCTTGATTACTGTGCCCGTCGGCATGCCCGTGGGTGTCCCGGTGATCGCGGTGCGATTGCCATTCGTCCGGAAGGTGACGACCCAATCATCCTCGTAAGCCCCGGTGACATCGAGACCGCCGGCGGCGGTTACAGAGGCGAGCGCGTTGAGCGCATCCTCCACTTCCTGCGCCGTGGCATCGAAATCGAGCGCCGTCGTCGTGTCGCCCCCGTAAGTGAGTGTGAACGTTCCATTGCTCAACCAGGAGAGCTTGTAAGGCTGCGTGATGATGGCGGCGACGCTGATGGCCTGGGCGGCGTAGGCGTTAGCGTAGGGCGTGATCCTGATGACGCGGATCTCCGGCGTGCCGCCGGTGCCGTTCTGCGTCACAGACTCGGCGAAGGCGCTGCCCGTCGGGAAGCCCGTCAATGCGCCGGTGAATGCGCCGACGCGATCCCCGTTCGTGACCCAGGTCACCGTGTAACCACCTTTATAACTGCCAGAGACCGTCACGCCGCCGTCCGCGGTGATTGACGCAAGGGCATTTAACGCGGTCTGCACCTGAGCTGCAGTGGCGTTGAAAGCCAGCGCCGTGGTTGTGTCCGCGCCGTAGGTGATCGTGTAATTGATCGTCGCCGAATCGCGCAGATTGTAGCGCTGGAAGTAGGAATTCGCATCCGTCTTCGCGACGTTGTTCTTCCGCATCAATTTGAACCCGACCGTTCCCAACAGGACCGCGCGCGGTGAGAAGGTGATGTTTGGCGGACTGAACACCGCGGCCGAATGAAATCGCGTCACGACGTCGTCCGTGAGCCGCAGGACATCGAGCGGACTATCGGCGCCGAAAAGGAAACTGCCGACCGGCAGCGAAAGAAATGGATTCAGCTTGTCGAGATTTTCCCATTCGCCGACGAGGTCGAGCGGCAGATCGAACGGCTTTGGATCGCGGCGTTCATCGAGCTTGCCCACGGCATCGCTGTCGATGGCGAAAGTATTCAAGCTCCGCGGCAGCACGATGGGCGCTTTGGAATAGAAGTAAGCGGAATCCCAGATGACGACGGCTGGGCCGCCGGCGATGAGAGTTCGGTCTTGGGTGGGGAGGCTCATAATTTTTAAGCGACAGGGGTTGGATCGAGACGGACGAGCACCTGGAAATTCGCCTGGCCATCAATCGGGCTGTTGCGTTCCTCAAAACCGGTAAAGACGATCGTGGTGGAGGAGGTCGGATTCTCGAAGTGGAGCGAGCGAATGATCAGCTCCAGGACTTTTGTGGCGGTCAGCAGCTCGGCCCAATTCGCCGCAGTGCTCTCCGGCTTGGCCATCAGCCAATAGGTTTTGGCAGTATCCGTCTGCGTGACCTTCTCGGCCGGATTGATCGTCGTCAGCGCCAGGCGCGCGGCTTCATTGGCGACTGAACCGCGGTCAACGCGCGAATCGCGATTGATCGCCGGCTGCTCGATCACGCGCACGCCAAACACCAGGGCCAGCTCCACCAGCGCGGCATCAGGCGCTGGATTATCGCCGGAGACCGAGCCAATCAGGGCCACAATGCCGAGCCGACCAAGCGCTTCATCCACCTTGTTTTTGAGCGATTGATCATTCTCCTCGATGAAGGTGATGCCCCGCAACGCAGCCTTGGCGGCGAGCTGCGCCTTCACGAAATCCTGGAGAGCAACGATGTCGCTCATGCGTGGCTCGCTCCTTTCCCTGGGTCTTCCCAGGACTTGACGATCGCCTCGGAGATAGAAGCGGTGTAATTCGCAACGCGATCCTGAATGCCGCGGCGGATCGGCGCCCGCAATGGTATGTTGCTGCCCGGATGATGAACGACCGCCGCGAATACGATGCCCCCATAAGCCCGGAACCGCAGTGCACCGCCTGGTTCCTTCGGCCGGATGTCATGCGGCGGGGTCTTGCCGCCAAACTCATGGATCGCGGCATACTTCACGTTCGTGCCGATGGCGGAAATAATCGCATCGCCGACAATGCGGGCCTTCGACGGCCGCAGCGATCGGCGCAGGCGGCCAGTGCGCACGCCGAGCTTGCCTTGTTCCGGTGGGTATGGGCCTTCGCCCGTCAGCCGATGCTCGACGATGTGTCCAATGGTCAGTTCATTTTCGAGATCCATCGCGACGGCAATGGCGCTCTTCATCCGCGGCGTGATGTCGCGCAGCCGCTCCTCGGCGTCGCCGGTCACTCGGATTTGGATGCGCGGCATCATGAAATCTGGTAGCGGATATGGCCGCGCAACAGTTCTTTCACCTGGGGAATCAATTCGAGGCCGGCCAGACTCTGTGTGACGAATTGGATCTGCTTATCCGGAGAAATGTTCGTGCCGAGTTTATCGACCAGCTCCCAGACACGGCCGCACTGGAGCAGCCAGGCAAGTTTGATGTCATCGGGCAGGGCGGTTGATCCGCCCGGTTGCGCGGTGGGATAACCAACGTCCGCCGGCTCCAGTTCGTTCCAGAAATAGCCGCCGGTGTAAGTGATGCGCAGCCAGCTCCACGATTCACCGAGCTGCGCGGCGAACCAGACCTGGCCGGTCTTCAGGTTACTGTTCTGCACCGCATCGCTCAGGGCAACATAGCCGGCGCTCTCGCTGTCTTTCTGTTCGACGGCGCTGATGATTTCCACCGGATAGCGAGGCAGCCAGTAAGCATTGCGATCGGCGGTGAATTCAACTTTGTCGCCGGCCACTCGTGCGAACTGGCGATTACAATACTTCTCAAGGAGACTGGCCACGCCTTTCCCGACGTTGGCGATCTTCGCATCGAAGTTCGTTTGCGCGATCATGCTCTCGGGGAGCAAATGGCGCTTCAACGTATCGAGATTGGCGAGGCCGGCGTTCATTCGGCAGGCTCAACGAGCGGGCCGAGCGCGGCGGCGCGTTCCGGCGTGGTCTCGAAAGTTTCGCCTTTGGCGTAGTGCTTGCCATCTTCGCCAATGGGTTGTTTCACGACGCGGACTTTTACCGTGCCGCTCTGCACCATGCGGTTTACGGGTTCAGGAGCATCGCCATCGCCCGATGAGGTTAGCGGGCTTGCAGATCGTTTTGGTTTCATAGTGAGCAGGGCAGGGCCGCGCCGAAGCGCGGCCCTGCCCGATGGGTTAACCGTTCCGTTTTGGTTTTACGTAGGCGCGAATTTGGAGGTTCGTAATGGCGTTGGTGGCCGGATTCTCGACCACATTCAGGCGCAAATACCCCATGGCATTGACGGTGTAGTTGGTCGGGAGATAAACCGCGTTCGTCCCATTGGCCGCCATAGTGATCGTACGCGTATTGGCCAGCCAATTCACGCCATCCGTTCCTTCATCAAGTTTGAACACGATGTTGCTCGTGCCAGCGCCGGTGAGACTGAACTTGATGTCGAGCGCGAGATCATCATATTTGGTGACCCCGATGATTTTCGCGACCGCTGAATTAGTGGTCGTGGCCGCGATGTTGTTGGTCCCGCCATCATAGAGCTGGCTAAGGATGCCGTATTGCTGCGCCGCTGCATGAGGCGTGCAGAGCGCGAGCAGTGCGACGGCCGCAACGGCCGCCAGGAGGATTTTAATCGTTCGCATGAGTTTACCTTTCGATGAGATCTGCATCGGTTATAGGGCGGCGGTGGTGAGAATCGCCGAACCCAGGGCGCGACGGCCTTTCGTTCCCGCCCGGCCGTAGGCGCGGAAGGAGCGTTCCAGCGTATTCCATTTGTGGTGATCGCTGGCCTCGAACCCGAAGTCCTGGCGGATACCGACAACCAGGGAATTCGGATCGCCGAAGGCGGCGACTTTGGCGCCGGCGGCGTTGGTGCTCGGCGCGGCATTTACGAGTTCCACCGGGTAACCGAGGATCGTCCCGATGCCACCGAGTGTGGGCGCTTCCGTGGCAGTGAGGAAGATCGAGCGGCCATTGGCATCTCGCACCAGGATGAAGCGCGCCAATATTTGCGGGTGAATCCACCAGCGGGCCATCCGCGAAAGCACGGCGACATCAACCGTCGTGAGACAGCGGACGAAGTCCTGCAGGTCCAGATTCTCGGCGAGCGTATTACCGGCCCCGGCGGCGGCGGCAGTTCCGAAGTTGAACAGGCCGGTCATGCCACCATTCGTGGCATCAGCCGTCCCATCTGCGGTGAAGGCCGCGACGTCGAGGCGGAAGTTGTAGGCTTCAACGAAGTCACCCAGAACATCGGCCGTAACGTCAAACTCGGCATCCTGCAGCAATTGCAGCGAGACATTGATCAGCACGGCGATGACCTCGACTTCGAGATTCACCGAAGTGCCCGCTTTGTTGGTGTCATCCGAGATGGTGCCGCCTTCGCTAAGAATGAAGTTGGCAATCGGCCGGACGGTTTTGACGGGCATGGCCGTGAGTTTGGTGCCCATGCGCCGCACACCGAGCGTGTTCCATTTGCCGAAGCTCGCCAGCGTGTCGTAGATCTCGCGGAGGAGATCAGTCGTGATGAGCGTCGAGCCGGGTGAGGTATCTTCGCCGAGCGCTTTGAGACGCGGGGCGAGGAGGCGGTGCATATCGCCGTTCATGTCCGCCGCCAGACGAAACGCGCAGTTAAGGCGTTCGCGGGTTTCCTCGTTGCTCAGCATGCGCTGAATGGGATCGCCAAAGGCCATGCGCTGCTCACGACGGAGCTGCCCCTGGACTTTCTGGATGGCGACAACCGTGCCAGCCACATCGTTCGCGGCGTTTTTGAGTTTGGTGAGTTCCTCGAAGGCTTTCTTGGTTTCCTTGTCGAGGTTGTCGTAATTCTCCAGCAGCTTTTGCTGCTGCGTCTTTACGACTTTGACTTCGCTCTCGGCGGCGGTGAGGCCGTCGAGAACCTTTTTTTGGAATTCGGCGTCGTCCATAATTTTACAGTTTGTTTATTCGTTTGTGGATCTCCAACAGGAAGATCGTGCGCGCCCGCTGCCGGGCCGCTTCGGCGACAGCGGGATCATCGGCCGAAGTGGCGGTTTCGCGTTTCGTTCTTTCGTTGGAAAATGTTTCAAGGTCCTCGTCGCTGAGCGCACCGGCCTTGTAAGCCTTGGCGAGCGCGTTCGGGTTCGCGCCCAGGACCACGGCGGAGAGTTCCACCTGCTCCTGTTCGACGTAGATCGTGCGCACGCCGTCCTCTTCGTGCAGGCCGAGTTCGGAAAGCTGCGAGACCCAGCCGGATTTGTCCGAGTCCCATTTGCTGACCCAGCGCTTGGGCCAGAAGCCGACGCTCACCGCCTTGAGATAACCGGCCTCGGTCATCTTCCAGCCGAGCTGCGCGAGTTCGTTGCCAGGCACGTCGATGGCCCATTGCACGCGCTCCACCAGGCGTCGCTTATCCACGTTGAAATCGATCACCTTCCCGACCTGATTTTTGATGGTCGAATAATCGTGCGAATCCACGAACGGCGCGTTCTTCTGAAAATTGGTGAAGCGCCAGCCTTCCGCGCGGATGATCTCTTTGTAGCTGTCGAGTGTCTCATCGCTGGCGACGTAATCGACGATCCCTTTTGCGGAATCCACGACCTTGACTTCCGGATGGATGGTGCGGCGGAGAGTTTTCGCGCTCATGATTATTCGTTCGGTGGCGCCACGGCGATGGAAACGCAGTGACAGTTGATGACATTGCTAGGGCTGCCGTTCGGATCACCAGGCATCATCAGCTCTTCGATGATTCCTTCGCCGTTGCGGACCTGGAACGGTTCGTCGATCTCAACGGTCTGCTGATTCGCGGCGGCATGGCCGGGCCGCACGTTCGCATTGCCGCTGGTAAGCCATTTCTTATAACGCACGCCCGCCTGTTTCATGGCGGCGTCGCGGCCCTGGCCGTAGGCGGCCGCGGTCTCCGTCATGGCGATCGTCCGGGCGCGTTCATCGGAGATGTCATTGAACTCGGCGCGGACGCGGTCGCTCAGTTCGTCAACGCTTTCGCCCAGATTAAGCCCTTCTTCGAGCGATGCTTTGATCTGATCGAAAATTTCATCCGGAATGTCTTTGAGCTTGTTCTCGCGCCGGCGATGGAAGTTGAGCACTTCCTCGGGCGGCATGGAGAAGGGATCATCGGTCTTGCCGATTTCCTCGAGGAGCTGATTGCCGGCGCTTTGCAAGGCCCCTGCAGCCGTCCTGCGGAAGGCCGCCAGGAGACCGTTCGAAAACGTTTCCAGATCGAACAAAAAGTCAGAAGCAATGGCGCGTTGTGGGTTCATTCAATCAATGGAATAAATAATTCGAGCGTGGCATCTTCGGCCTTCTGTTTGGCAGTGAGATCGCGCGCGAATCTCGGCTGGCCGAACTCTTCTTCCGACGCGATGCCGGCCGCGCTCAGGCTCCGGCTCGCGAGCAATGTCGGTATGCCGAAAGCTTCCACGGATGCAATTCCCCCCAGGTCCATGACGAACTGCATTGGAGGCAACGGAGGGGGTGGAGGCGGTGGCGGAGCCGTATAAGAAATCGGTGCGGACCCTGGGAACGATGAATAACCGACCCGGCCGCGACGTGATTTTTTAGAACCGCCAGAAGAGACGGTGTCCGGTGCCGTTATGACAGGCGTGCCAAAGGTTTCGGCGCTGGCAATGCCCCCCGCTCCGCTAATCGTCTGCGTTCCTTCTTCGATCGAAATCGTCGGTTCCCCAATCTGTTCCCCGCTCGCGATCGCCCCCGCGCCACTGATCACGAGATTGATCTGAGGCGAACCGATTGCTTCAGCACTGGCGATTCCGCCAGCGGCGCTCAGGGACAAATTGAGTCGGGGCATTCCGAAATTCTCGATGCTCGCAATACTTCCCGCGCCACTGATTACGAGATTGATCTGCGGCGAGCCCAGCGCCTCCTCGCTGGCGATGCCACCAGCATTCGAAATCGTCTGCGGCCCAGCCTGGCTCAGGGTCGGCGACCCAATCCCTTCCGAGCTCGCGATCGCGCCGGCACCGGCGACGTTCAGATTCAACTTTGGAGAGCCGAGCGCTTCGCTGCTGGCGATGGCTCCCGCTGAGGTAATGTCAATCGTCTGCGCTTGAAAGCTGACTCCGCAAAATCCATAAGCGCCCTGGGCCGGCGCGGCCACCGTCGAGGCATCGGCGCTGGTGCCGGCAGAAATGTCCTCCTTGCGGAAGGTCTGGAAATCGCAATCCGTGCCGGTCGCATCGTTGTCATCCGTGCCCGCCGTCCAGCCGCCGATGGTTCCGGGCGCCTGATTATCGAGCGAAATCAAAAACTGAATTATGCTGCTATGGTCGCCGGTGACGCCGATGGCCGGCAGCGCTCCATTCGCCGCCGTATGCGGGCCGGAAACCTGCGCATCCGCCCAGGGTGTGCCGCTGGTCTTGCAATTCCGGATCGTGTAAGCGCGGCCGCCGAAACAGGTGTCCGTACCCGTGTCCCAGCTCGCCCCGCGCGCGCATACCGGGTTCGTCTCTGAACTGCTGGCCGCGCGCTTCCAGAACCATTGCATTTTGCCATCGGCATTGCCGCTCGCCGGGACGTTCAGCCCGCCGAATTGCGTCCAACCGCCCGGCGTTGGAATGTCCGCCGCGCTACCGGCCGTGTTCGGTCCCCAGAAGCCCAGGCAGAGAACGAGAATGTCATTTGCCTGATGTGATGGCAGCGTGACGGTCAGCGAACCGCTCGTGTTCGCGTTCGTCACGCCCTGGGCCTGGAGAACTGGATTCATTTATCCTTTAGCAATTTTCTCGGCTATCTTTTTGCGGCGCTCAGTATCACGACGATCCATCTCGGCGTTGATGAGCATCTGCTGGGAGCGTATTGCCGCATCCTGGCTGCGGAGGGTTTCTCGTTGCTCCATCAATTCCTGATTCCGTTTCTCCAACTCCAGGTCCGTCATTTTTTTAAGATCTTCCATAGCGGTGATTGTGGTTGGTGGTTTCTTAGAGTTTGAAAATTTTGTTCGCGCCATTGTCCCAGCCGATGTTCAGGTCGCCGCCATTGGGAGTGACGGGCAGTCCGGTCGCGCTGTCGATGTAGGCGATCAGACGGCTCGTGGCTTCATTGCCGGTGTCCTTGTAGAGCACAATCGCTTCCGACGGATCGCCCGAGACCGCGGACAAAACCAGATCGGCGGCATCGAACACACGGGCGGTAATGCTCTTGCTCGCGAGCGTGCCGGTCGCCACGCGCGCGGCGCCGGGAATATCATCAAGGAAATCGTGCGCCGCGAGATCAACCGTATAATCCGCCGTGTCCACGAGGACGGCTTTAATTGTGTCAGCTTCGAGGTCCACCTGGTTTGCATCCTGTTTCAGGTAGGACTCGACGAAGATTTGATAGAGTGCGCTCATGTCAATTTCCTTTGTGGGTAACATCCCAGCCGACGAGATTGCCGAAGTCATCGCGCTGGACGCGAATTTGTTTATCGGGTGAAGCAAGCGTGGCCTGCAAAGTAACCGGCGCTGCCGATGAGGAAGTTCCGCCGCCGCGTTTGAACTGATCGAGTTTGCGGAGGACTTCAGTCCGGGCCTTCATAAGCATCCGGTTGAAAGCGTTTTCGTAAGCTTTGATGACGGGTTTGCGCTTTGCCATCAGCGTCTGCCATTGCGAGAGTTCGCGCTTGGGCCGGTTCTCCTGAAAGTTTTCATCGGCTTCCTGTAGCGGCGCTCTATGAGCGTCGCCTGACCGGCGGTCACAGACCGCCGCTACAAGGCCGAGCTGCTTTGCGCGAATCGCCCGGCGCGCTTCGGCCATTGCATTGCCGGCGTTATTGTCGGTCGGCTCCTGGAATTGCTGATCGGCTGCCGGTGGCGTCAGATCCGCGCTGCCAACTGGCGCCAGTCCGAAAGGAATGTAACCAATGTCCCAGCCGTCGAACTCCTGCATGCCCAGATCGAGATATTCGCTCACGGCTTCCCAGGGCATGCCGCGATCCCAGAGTTTTGTGCCGGCATCGAAACGCTCGCGCCGCACGGCCTGCATCACCGGATGCTCATCCCAATTCAGCCAGGCGAAGGTCGGACTGCCGCGCATCCGCGTGGTGACTTTCTCAATCGCATCGGTGATCAGGTTGCCGGAGGGAATGCAGGTATCGACGATCAGCATATACCAATCGGAGGCCGACCCGATCGAGTAACTCTCCATCTTGTCAGCCATTGAAGGCGGCACGCCGAGCGCGATGTAAACCTCATGCCGATTCTGCAATCGGCTGGCGACCATCGCTGCATCCATCGTCTGCACCTTGGGATCTTCCACGGTGATGTCGCCGGTGAGAAATACGGGCCGGAACTGGCCGCGCAGCGCGAGTTCCTTTTTCTCGCGAAGCTGCTGGATGATCTGTGCGCGCTGCGTGTCATCAGGAATTCCGCCCTTGGCGACGATGTAAGGGCCGCGATCGCCATTGTTCCGCATCAAATTCAGATTGAACTTTCCCGCGAGATAATCGGCCTCGGCGGCGATCTCGGCGGCTTCATACTCAGCCAGGCCGCGCCAGTCGTTGTAAGGATTCCAGGCTTTGACGTGGATGACCTGGTCGGGAACGAGCAAATGCGTTCGCCCGTCGCCATCGGTGAATCGCCAGCCTTCCAGGCGGCCGGCGCGGACGATTTCCTTCATTCGATCGGGCCGGGCGACGATGAATTGCGGCCAGGCCGTACGCGCCTCCGGGAACGGCACCAGCATGCTATCATCCATGAGCCAGAAGAATTCGCCCCTGAGCTTCCACCAACCGATCGAGGCATCGATCAATTCGGTATAAGTGAGGTTGCGGACCGGCCTTTGCCAGAAGGCGTCAATCGCCGGATCATTGAGGATCTGATCGGAGCCGCGTTTGACCGAGCTGAAGAGCAGACCGACGGCCGTAATCGGGCCGGCGATCTTCTTAATGGCACGCATGACCCAGGGAGATTGGGCGTAAGGCAGCCGGAGCCGATCGCCGCCGCCGCCGTCCATGGGCGGGATTTTATTGAAGGGAAAGAGCGAGCCTTTTTTGACAAGGCTGGACACGACGCGATCGAGCAAACCGGGCGCAATCGGGTCCTTGAGCGCCCACGGAGCGAACGAAGTCTGGGTGCGGACCTGTTCGGGCGGGTTCATGAACCTCCTTTCGCGATCGGGAGCACCGATTCCTTTGGGGTGCATATTCGCGCCAGTGGGGTGCAAAACTCGCGGAGCACCGTTCGCGGGGCTTGGACCGTCCCCGGAACGTCCTGGGGCATTTTAACGCGGAATGGGGAATTCGGAGTTCGGAACATTCCGCCTTCCGCGTTCGGCATTTCGCCTTCGAAAAGAGAGCGCCGCGCGGCGCCAGCGATTGGGTCAGGGTGGAGGTGGCCCTGGTGGACCCCAAGGAGCGGGTGAACCGCGCGGCAAAGTGTGGATGGGACGGTCATATCACCGTGGCGGAATAGCTCATAGCGATTTTGCCGGCGGCGCGTTTGCCGAGCGCCAGGGCCGTGCAACCGTCGCTATGACCTTCGCGGGTCCGGGGCGCCCAATAGTTATATTCCCCATTCGTCACGACCTGCTGCATGGCATGAAGGTCTTCGCGCCAGCGACGGGAAATGGGCACGCGGATCCTCGTTGGCGCCTCGAACGCCCGCCGCAGAAGGGGAAACAATTCGCGTTTGAACTTCGGGGTGAAGACGCAGAGCTCGATCTTGCCGAACTGATGATCCTCGGGCTTGAAGATTCCGAACTCTTTCGCCAGATAATCGCCGCCGCCGATGCCCGGTCCGGTGTAATCCCAGCAAACTCGGGTGGCGCGTTTGATGCGCGACCGCAAAATATTCATCTGATCCGGCGTGGAGACGTCATGAAGCGACAGAATCTCGCGCGTCCAGAGAATGTCGCCGATCTGTTCGAGCGCCCAGCAAACGGTGGGATCATGGCTACGGCCGAAATCGATCCCCAGATAAACCGGATTCCCGCTGGTCTCCCAAAGACCGGGGCCGCAAAACTCGGTTGCATCGGCGCTCTCCGCCAGCGCGATCAGATCGTAAGGCAGGAGAACGTTCGACGTATCGGTCGGAACGCACTCGAATTCCTGCGCCCAGGCATCCGGATCATCGAGCGCGCTCTTGAGCTTCTCGACGTCGAGCGGCATGCCATCCTCCACGGCGTCATGCACCGTGACCAGGTGCCCGGAATAACCATTCTCCTTACGCCGCTCCCAGAGCTGAAAGAATTTATTATCGCGCCCGTTGAACGTGGAAACGATCCGCACCTTGAGCTTGCGCCGCAGATCGACCGGCGCGCCCTTGAGCATGGCGCGCCAGCGAGACAGGAATGTGCCCGCCAGTTCGTTGGTCGTGCTCGGGAACATCGCGGACCAGATCGCGTCCGGGTCCTCATGATAGGCGAATTCGTCGAGGATGATATTGGCGGAGTAACCGCGCGCCGTGCTCGGGTTGGCTGGGATCGCAACGATGCGCGAGCTGTTCGTGAAAAGGATTTCCGTCTGGCGAAGCAGGCCCTCGGACATGCCGCCGCGATCTTCGGCGACGTCTTTGATCACGAGATTGTAGGCGGTGAACCAATCCTTCGCTTTGGCCTGCCATTCGAGCGATTGGCGTTCGCCGGCCGACATGCAGACCCAAAGCGCACCGGGATCAGTAATGCAATCGTGAACAGCCTCGCCGCTGGTCACTGTGCTCTTTCCCCATTGCCGGGTGGTGACGCCGATTTTGTAGCGGGCATGATCGTCGATGAACGCGCGCTGCTTTGGATAGAGCAGATCCTTGGGTGAAAGATTCGCGGGGACCGTGCTATCGCGCAGCGGCCGCACTTTGGTTTTGGCCGCGGTCATTTCAGAATTTCCCGGAGCCGCTGGCGTTGTTCCTCCGGAGAGATCGTTTGGTCGTCTATCACCTTTTTGGCTTCGTCGCGCTCGGCGGCTTTGCGCTTCATCTCCTCGAATTTCTCGCGTTCGAGTTCCAGCTGTTTCTCCTTCTGCTCGAACTTGAGCTTGTCCATCTGCCCCCTGTGCTTGGCGGTCGACAGCGCCAGATAGGTCTCCGCGTCGCCCGCCTTGATCGCGCGCATCTGGAAAAAGGCCGATCCAAACTGATCGAGCTGCGCCTGATCGAGCTCCGGAAATTGTTTTTTGGCCAGTTCCAGGAATTCCTCCGTGTCGTTCTTCGCCTCGTTGACCGCCTCCCGCAAATGCCAGGAGGACCAGAAGCGCGAGAGCGCCGCCTCCGAAGTATCGAAGCCATCCTTGCGCAGCCAGGCGCGCGTGTCCGTGAGCGAATGGCCCCGCATGTAATCCACGATCGCGCGCTGCCGGTCTTCCGGCAATGCGCCAAGCGGCGAATCCGATCTGGGTTTCTTGCTCATCCATTGCTGGCCAGGTAATCGCGGCCGTCCGCGGTGATTCTCCAGGTGCGGTTCTCCGGGCTGATCGCTTTGCCGATCAGGGTCACGAATCCCTTGTCCTCGAGGTAAATGATTTCCGGTTCGACGTCGTCGGGCCCGACTTTGAATCCGAAACGCAAGACCAGGGTGGCGAGCGCGGTGAGTCCGAAACCAAATTGGGAACGATTGGCGTCCAGCACCCGCAGGAGAGAAATCCGAAATAGCTCGCGTTGTTCCGGAGTCATGATTTGCGTTCGATCATCTTGAGAAGATCAGACGGCAGCCGATCCACCTTGGCGCTGACTCCGAGCACGTCCTGACGCATGAACTCGGTCTGGCCTTCCAGTCTGGAAACTCTCAGATCAACCGTTTTGATTTTTTCATGGAGATCGCTGATATCCTTGCGCCGTTCCACCCGCATGCTTTCAACTTTCTGGCCCAGCTCGGCGAACGAGACCGCCGATGCGAATCCGGTATTGAGGGTGACTTCGCGTTTTTGGCTGCGACGCCAATTTGCCAATGTCATGAGCCCGAGTGCGGTTGTGGTCAGCAGATTGGTTGCAAGGAAGAGATTTAACAAAAATCCCGCATCCGGATTGGCGATGGCAAATAAAGTCATCAGGCTGGCCAGTGAATGATTGCGACCTCCGGCGCCGGCCCGCCGAGATCGAGCCGGTCGCCGTCTATGATTTCGGAGCGCATGCCCAACAACCTCGGACAAGCATCGCCGCCCATGAAGCCGCTGATGATCACTCGCGGCTTCGATTCATTCATTTTTAGTTTGTAAGAATTCCTCAATGGACTTCGCCCATTCGCGGGAAACCTTAGAAGCTGTATCCCAGGAACGCGCGGAGCTGCAGCGCGTCCGCGTGCGGATCCCAGATGTAACGCGCCTCGGCGCCGGCGTAAGCGTGATCGGTGATGCGCGCCTGCGCGCCCAGGCCGATGTGCGTGTTCCAATTGTCCAGTTCCCAGTTGCGGCCGACGCCGACGATTCCGTAAGGATCGATGCGGATGCTCGTCGGGAAGCGCAGCGCGAAGCTGAGACTCGAATAATCCACCGCCGCGCCTTTGAAGTCGTCCACCGCGCTGATGACGGAATCGAGTTTCAACCCGACGTGCTCGCCGAACCAGGCGTTGAGCCCGAGGCCGGCGCCGAACTTTCCCTGCCGGATGTTCGTGTGCAGGACTTCATCGAGACCGCCGGGCTCGAGGGCGGTGTAAGCCGCGAACGTCTCGGCCTGAAACGTGGTCGTGTCGAGCACCGAGGCGCAGTTTCCCCGCGAAGGGGCGAAGAGCGCGACGGCAAGGATGGCTCCCGCGAAGGAGCGAAGGAGGCGATGTTCATTCATGATCGGATTTGGGGTTTGGGGTTTCGGCATTTTGCGGAATTTGCAGAACGAAATTTTCGCGGATGACCTCGCGCAGCAGTTTCTGCCGGCCGGTGAGGACCGGCTCGCGCAGCGCGACGGTCACGACGTCCGACATTTCCTTGCCCAGGCGCAGCTTCACGGCGTCACCTCCACCGGCGGGCGCGGAATGTTCACGTTGATTTCCTCGCCCGGCTTCGGCGCTGGCGTCGTCGAACACGACGCGAGCAGCAGGCAAGCGAATGCGACGCATGCGATTTTCAAAAAAAGTAAGCTTCGCATAGTCGCAGGTTTTCTTCGGTGAGCCGCACGATCCCTTCGTAGCCCTGGTAAAAGACCGGCTTCGCTGCGCCGTGCTCGTCGCGCACGATCGCAACGTTCAATTTGTGACCCGGCAGCGGCTTCGGACGGTCGAACGCGAACATTCCGAGCGCGAGCGCGCGCGATTCGTTCGGGAACGTCTGGCCGTAGAGCCATACCGCATAGAACCGGACCGAGAGCGCCAGCTTGGTGCAGGCATTTGCGATCGGCGCGTTCATCGACGTCACCGGCGGAATGGCCATGCGGCTGAGAAATGCGGTGCAGGCCGGATGAAACGTTTCCGCGAGCCAGCCGAGCGCCGGACAGACATATTCCTTGTCGTCGAAAAACGGCTTCTCGGCCATGACTCCGTGATCGCGTAAACATTTTTGGATGTCGAAATAGTCGATCACTTCCAGATCACCGGGTATTTGGTCTTGTCGATGCCGGCGCGCGCGGCGATGGCGTCCCAGTCCTCTTTTTGTTCATTGGCAATCGTCGAGAGATTGTTCGAAACAATCGGCAAAAACTGCTTGTTCGCCCAGGCCGTCTGGCGCACCACGCCGGGGACACGGCCCTCGGGCGTCTGCAAATCGGCGCGCCAGGGCTCAGGTGTTTTCACCCCCGCAACGTTGAATGGGGCGCAGCCGGTGCAGGACATGAGGATCGCGAGTCCGAAGACGAGCAGGCAGATCATTCCGAGCAATTGTTTCAGAGAGTAAGGTTTCATGGGGTTGAAATTCCGGACGGCGGAACCGGCAGGAACGCGCCGTCGGTCTCCTCGTGGAGAAAGGTTGAAGTTGAGTGGACCGGTCACGAGCGCGGACCCTCGCACAACCGCGCGCAGCCAGCACCCCCACGATGGGAATTATGTATTACCGGAAGAAAAAAGAATGACCCCGAAGGCGGTCACGCGCTCCGGGGTCCGGGACGGAAGCTAGAAAAGTTTCCCCTCGCTGTCAATCAAGGAGGATTTCCCGCGAAGGGGCGAAGGGAGCGAAGGAGAAAGTAATCAGTGATCAGAGTGATTCAGTGTCTTCGTTTCCTCGCCTGAGCAAATCGCCCGCGCGGACGAAACTGGCCGAGGATGAAATAGATCAGCGCCGAGCCGAGCACGACGCCAACAATCACCAGCGGGAGCCAGAGCCAGAGAGGAAGATTACTCACTCGGGAACAAAGGCACCGGCAACCCTAGGTCTTGGTGAAGCTGTACGATCGTTGCCTTTTCGAATTTTGCGGGGCGTTTGAAAATGAGTAGATGGCTCCGCACCTGCCCATCGCTCATCTGCGGTACAACTCCCACCAACTCCCAACCGTCCGCACCATCGACGGCCAGCAGTTTCCGAAATTCCTCCTGTGCCTCCAGGTTGTATTGCAAATCCGATCTCGCGAATTCCCGATCGAGTGTCGTTGTCCCGCGTGAGAGATTCTGTGTGGGGTGGCCCACATGCTCGCTGATCTTGTACTCCCAACCAGCTCGCGGCCATGCTGAGGGCGTTGCCTTCGTGATCGGCGAAGAGGTTTCGTTTGGGCGATCCGTAATGCTGGCTACTTCTAGCGTTGCTTTGAAGGCCAGTCCAGCGACCACCAAAGCGACAATTCCGATTCCAATGGCGACCATTTTACCGTTCATAGAGATTTTATCCTGTTAGTAATTTCCCGGTTGCCTAGACAGTTTTTGTCCAGTCTCGTCTGCCACGATCTGGGCGAACCAATGATTACCTTGAGGCGCCGGGCTGAAGCCATTGGCAATTTGGAAAGTGAATTCATGAACACTGTTACTTTGGAACCCGTTTTGGAGAGGCGGGCCGCTCTTTGGACTCCGGCGAAGCGCCTGGCGGTGGCGCGGGTTTTGGAGCGTTGGGCGCGCGAACTGCGCGTGAGCGCTCGGATTCTTTCAACTCTTGATCGGCGACTTGCTCGGACGCATCTAAAGCCTCTTCCGCGCCGGCGTCTTTCGCTGAACTAGGCAGGAGCGTCAGAAACCCTTTTATTTTCAGCGCGGCATCCTCGCGCAACGCCTGCGGAAGACGGCGTAACTCCTTCAACATTTCCACCTCGCTCGCAGTCAATCCGCGAGGAGCATCCGGTCCGAGGATGGTTTCCAGATCGGCTCTTATTGCCCCTGCCAATGCTGTTACGTTGCGCTGGGTTGCGCGGACTCCTCCTTGGACAATCTGGTTCACGGCTGATGGCGTCAGTGCCAAAGCCTTCGCTGCGCGTGATTGTGACCAGCCAGATTTCGACAGGAGCCTGCAAAACTCCCCATTTAGTGGCTCCCCGGAGTAGTCTGTTAGCGGCTTAATTTTGCCTGTTGACATCGTTAGCAACTTACAGTAGCTATTTAGCAGCTTAAGAAATGAGACCAGCGCAAATCAACCTTAAAAATTTCCGGCGTATTTGCGGGTTGAACGGGTTGACTCCCTCGGAAGTGGTTCGCCGCTCTCGTCGCCACAAGACAACAGTTTATCGCGCGCTCAAATCACCCCGGTCGTATCAGCCGACATACTTGGTGATCGAGAATCTTCTTCCGATCAGGGAGGTGCGCAGTGCGTAACAAGTCCGCGTTTGATGTCGTCGCGCGCCATGTCATCGAGACGCTGCCCGCGGCAATCGAGCAACGCGTCGAATTGCTTGATCGCCTGATCGAGTTTATGCCGCTAGGCCACCCTCAGGAAAAGGAAATGCGCCTGCTGGTCGCTCGGCTTTATCAACACCGGATTCTGCAGCGCGAACTGCCGTTGAAGTTCGGAAAGGGAAAGCAGTGACATCTATCGTCTCCATCCGGCGCGCACTGCGGAGCGAATGTCGCCATGATTTTCTGGCGGTTTACCGCCGACGCAACACTGGCACCCGCGCGGGCTTCGCCAGGCTGATTCAGGTACTGACCGCTGTGATGGAGAGCCATTTCCCAAACTGCACATCACTGGCGAAGCGGTTGGGTTATTCCTCGAAAACAATCATGCGCGACATTCAATATCTCCGCTCCGCGATGGGGGTGCGGATCGAATGGGACGCGCTGCGCAGGGGGTATTTCGTCACGCTGAAGGAGGACCGGGGATGAGCGAGCGGCTTCACATCACGATGACATTGGCGCGCCGGGAACTGGAGGCGTCTCTCTGTCATTTTGTTTGGGCGAATTGGTTCCGTCCGTGCCGCCCCGGCCGGCTGCTCTTTCTCAATCCCGATCTTTTCTGGCCTTCGCCCGCTTCGCCTCTTCGCGGGAAAAAATCATGAGCATCGTTTCACAGCGCGCCGTCCAGATGCTTCTCGATCCCATCGCGCGGCAGTGTCGCGA